AGGAACAAAAACAAGAATTGCAGAATATTTATTTCATACTATTACAAATAAAACAGTTGTTTATGTTGTACCTCGGTTTGGTTTAGCAGCAGTCGCAATATTAGAACTTTGTAAGTTATATAATAAAGATGCTATATTTTTTATGCCAGCTTGCAAAGAGGTTAGTGACCATCAAGCTTATGTTATCAATCAAAAACCTCTTGATGTTAAATTCAAACGCATTGCTGCTATGCCAAACTTAAATAGAATTGCTAAAAAATATGCTGATTTACATGGATATGAATTCTTACCATTTGGATTAAATCATAAATATGTAATAGCTGGTGCCGTAAGAGTCTGCCATGATCTTTTAGAGGAGTATGATGAACCTGAAGAAATGTGGACTGTAGTTAGTACAGGTGTTTTAACTAGAGGATTACAAATTGGTTTTGAAAATACTAATATGAGAGGTGTTGCTGTTGCTAGAAATATGAAAGCAGGAGAATTAGGTAGAACTAAAATTATAAGTGAGCCATTAAATTTTCATACGAAAGAAACTAGTTTACCACCTTTTCCAACTGTAGAAAATTATGATGCAAAAGCTTGGAAATATATACCAAAAAATACGAAAAAGGATATTTGGTTTTGGAATGTTGCAAAAGACGTAAAATGTCCTAAACATTTTAGAAAAGATTTAGTAAATTCATATAGAGGTTGGAATGATTAAAGTAAAAAATATAGATAATGCAATTATTGAAGTATGTAAGAAATTACATCACACTGGAAATAAAGTTGCACCAAGAGGATTTACGACATTAGAATTACAAAACTGTTTTATTGAAATGGACGCCAATGAATCACCAATAATAACGTTGCCAGAAAGAAAATTAAGTAAAACATATTTGGAGGCTGAATTAGCTTGGTATAAATCAGGAGATCCAAAAATAGATTATATTAAAAAATATAGTACATTTTGGGAAGGATTGACAGACGAGAATGAAACTATAAATAGTAACTATGGAAAGTTAGCTATGGTAGATAAGTATAGTGGAATGAGTCAATTAGATTGGTGTATTGATCAATTAAAAGAAGATGAACACACGCGTCAAGCAATAATTAATTATAATCAGCCGCAACATAAATATAAGAATAATAAAGACTTCGTATGTACAATTGCACAGCAATTTATATTAAATTCAGATAATAAATTAGATTGTTTAGTAATGATGCGAAGTAATGATCTTATTTATGGATTTAGTTATGATGTTCCGTGGTTTAATTATTTACATAAATTTGTAGCAGAAAAAACACATTTGAAGGTTGGTAAATATAGACATTTTGCAACTAGTATGCATGTTTATAGAAGACATTTCGATATGGTAGAAAAAATTGCGCTTAGATATTGACACATATTTTATTGATATTGCTGAACGAGTAAAAGATAGATCTACTTGTTTAAGTCGTAAAGTGGGTTGTGTATTAGTAAAAAATAAGCAAATACTTGCAACAGGATATAACGGTTCAATTAGAGGGCATGAGCATTGTAATAAGATAACATGCAGAAAAGGTTGTGATCAAACTATTCACGCAGAGATCAACGCAGTAATTAGTGCTGCTTATAATGGAGTAAGTATAAGTAAGTGCGATATATACACGACAACTAGCCCTTGTATAAATTGTCTCAAAGTTTTATTAAATTTAGATATAAGAAACATATATTATAAAGAAAAGTATAAAACAAAATGGGAATATAAGATTAATGAATTATTAGAAGCACATCCGCATAAGATAGGATATTATAAAATATGAAATATATTGATATTGAAAATACAGATAAAAGTTTTTCAGACTTAGTACAAGAATTAGAAGATCACAATAAAAGAATTGATAAAGCAGTAATTTATATGCTTACAGGTTTAATTTGTTCCAAGATATTAAGTGAACAAGAATATAAAGTATTTATAGAAAGAGTTTTAAGTAAGTCTAAGTTCGATAGAATAGCAATAGAATTATCTCTATCACAATCTAGTGTCAAAACATATTATAGTCGGGCATTAAAGAAGCTAAATAAAATAGCTATAGAAACCGAGTGTAAATTCCATAGAAAAAATAAATAAAAAAACCCGGTAAACCAAAGATCTACCGGGCCTTTTGTGTTACAGGAGACTAATTGCTTAGTAAATTCCACATATCAATATAATTATTAATCCACTTCTTATGACTCTTTAAAGATCTTTTGAAGTTGAATAAGTCTTTATATTGATTAATTTTAAACATATCTGGAAATGGTATCTCTCCTGTAGTATTTCTGTATAGTGCTTGCATATCTTTTGTAAGATTGTATTTCCATTGCTTTTCATCATCGCTATGTAATTTAGTAATAGCTTCTAGATCAATGATGAAAGACATTAACTCATCCGCACTCATACGAGGTAATTTACTATTTATTAATTTAACATTGTAAACACCTTGTAACCATTCCGTTTTTTCATTAATTTCTAGACTGTAAGAATTACCATCTACATCTAAAAATTGTTTATCTAATCTTAATTGCATTTGTTTCTCCTTGTTATTTAAACTAGAAGATATAGACATTTAAAATTGTATTCATGTAACCAATTACAAAAGTGTTGCTAACTACTTTCTCTTTGATTTGAATAATTTTAAACATTTATAATCTCCTTAACTTAACTTATAAATAAATATACGTAGTACTGGAACCAATGTACATACTTTTTTTAAAAAATATATAAAAAAAAAGGCTATTAAAAACTAGCCTCTTTTTTATGATCTTTAATAGTCTTTATCCACGCATTCCATCTAGATCAATTCTTAATCCAGCGTAGTTGTAAAAACTACTTGCATCGAAATCAAAATACTTAAAGTACTTTGGTACTTCATCGCGCATATGAACTAAATGAGTTTTATCAATGTTAGATAACTTATAACCTTGTTTATCTACATCTAAGTCTAAAACATATTGTCCATTTGGAAAGAAACCATCTTTATCCGCAAAGATCTTAAAGTTATAATTCAGAGTACCACGCTCAAAATCTCTTTTAGCATCTTGCATCATCAATCTTGGACTATCAAAACCTCTTTGCGCCATATAAACCTTATAATAGTCTAAGTATTCTTCATTGAGGTCATAGTTACAGATTAATAAAGATTTTTTAACGTCACCATTCCAAATTACATTAATATCATTTTTCATCATCATTGCCATTATTTGATAAGCTTCTAACTCGCTATGAAAGTTAACGTATGCATAAGACTGGTCTTTTACATTCATCATATCTTGATCAGTTAGATAGACATATTTACCTGATTTTTCTTGCGCCTCAGGAATCATAGTACAACCTGAACAACAAGCAGAGTTTTGTTTAGCATAGAAACCTAACTTACGCAAGTCTCTAAAAGCCTTAGTGATCTTTTTACCAAAATCTCCTTGACGATATTTTCTAGTAGTAATTAATTGATATGGAGTATAGTAACTTTGATTAAAAGCTTTTCTATCCATCCAACATTGTTCTATTTCAATTTTATATTCATTTCTGAATTTATTTTTTTTACTCATTGTAATCTCCTTTTTAACTTAACTTACTATAACTTACTAAATATTTAGCTACTTGTACATCTTTTTTTTCATTATTTGTAAACTTTTTTGGTATATATATAGAGAGGAAACTCTATTTTCGTCTTTACGAACATAACCTTAATATGAGGTAATTACTTAAACTGATAAACAGTAAGATAACAGCATGGCAAAAAAAGCTAAACATTTAAAAGAACATCAATGGAAAAAGGGTGAATCTGGTAATCCTAATGGAAGACCGAAGAAAGAATTTGCGCTTAATGAACACATTAGATCTTTTGCTAATTTAGAAGGTGAAGATAAAAAGACTATGCTAGAAAGAGTTGTTGAAACTGTTTATGGAGAAGCATTAGCAGGCAATATGACTGCAGTGAGTTTTTTAGCAGACCGTATACTTGGTAAACCTCAACAATCTGTATCTTTAAAAGAAGAGTCTACTGAGCCGATTAGAATTATCGACATAGGTAATGACAATGCAGTGGAAGATTGATGAGACTAGAAAAAGTATTTTGCATGATGAGCACCGTTACAAGTGCATTGTGTCTGGACGACGTTGGGGAAAAACAATTTTCAGTATTATTTGGTTACTCTTTCCAGAGTTTAAACCTAATGAAAGGCGATGGATAATTTACCCTACGTATCGACAAGCAAAGATGGTCGCATGGAGTACATTAAAACAATTCTTTAGAAATCAGAATGTAAAGATTAATGAGACTGAGTTATCGATAACATTAGATAACGGAAGTACGATAGAGTTAAAAGGAGCAGACGCTTCAGCAGATAAAATTAGAGGTGTTAGCTTAGATAGAGTGGTAATGGACGAATACGCATTTATGAAAGAATCAGTATGGAGTGAAGTAATTCAACCAATGACTGTGCAAAATAAAGCAGAAGCCCTCTTTGTGGGGACTCCAAACGGCCTGCAAAACCACTTCTATGATATGTTCGTAAAAGGGCAAACGATAAATGAAGATCTTAAAAGCTGGCAATTTACAACTATTGATGGCGGATGGATTGACGAAGAAGAAATAGAGAGAGCAAGAAAGAATTTAGATGCTAGAACGTTTAGACAAGAATATGAAGCGAGTTTTGAAAGCGTACAAAGCAGAGCAGCTTATAATTTCAATAGAGATATACATGTTAAGACTATGGATATTTCTACTAGACAATTTTGGGGCGTTGATTTTGGTGTATCAAGCTTTATGACTGCAGTTAAGATGTGTGAATTAATCGATGGAACAGTTTATGTATTCGATGAAATCGGCATAAGAAATAGTAACACATTCGAGTTAGCAAAGCTTATGCAATTAAAAGGGCCAGGACTTCCAGTATATCCTGATCCAGCAGGAAACGCTAGAACAAGTAATAGCACAAAAAGTGATCACGCAATTTTACGTGAAGCAGGATTTACAGTAATTAGTCGCAAGGCGAATCCTACACAAAAAGATAGATTGAATGCAATCAATAAAAAGTTAGAGAATGCCAATGGTGAACATAACTTATTTATCAATGCTAAATGTAAGAACACAATCAGAGATTTAGAACTTACTACAGTAGACAATGGTAGAATGATCAAGACAGAAACATTATCGCACTTTTTAGACGGACTTATGTATCCAATCGAGTATAGATATGGATTTAAAGGACAAGGAGCTTCAATAGCATGGTAACATTTCTATTAGGATTATTTGTAGGAATCGTGTTGAGCGGTTTAATTACTTTATATGGTGGCTATAAGCTACAACAAAAACAAGAACAACAAGAAGAAAATTTAATGCGTACATTCTTAAAAGATGAGGATATAAATGAACTTTATAAAAGGTATGAATCATGATAATTTATAATTTAACAGAAAGAATGTTGCATGGATTATTGATGGATACAATAGAACAAAACCATCAAAATGAAATGGCAGATAGGGAACGTTTGCTCGATTACTATGAAGGAGTAAACTTAGAAGAAGATCTAAAAGAGTTTTTTAATTCGGACTCGCTTTCGCAGATACCACCAATGTATATTAACTTGGTGCGAAACATCATTAGTAGAAGATGTCTAGTATATCAGCAAGCTCCAATACGATACAATGAACAATACAATGAAGTACTTGGAGATTTAGATGGCTTTATGAAACAATTCGAACAGCTAGTCTATTTATTAGGGTCCGAAGGTTTATATACAAGATGGGACGATAATGAAAAGAGGTTAAAATATCGACCAATCCATTTCTTTACACCATTCTTTTTACCAAATGAAGATGAGCCATTCGCAGTAATGTGGCAAGTAGAATCACAATTACAAGCAAGAACAGAAGAAGCTCAATATATGTTTTGGTCAAAGGATACACCAGATATGGAAGGGAAACACTTCTTAATATCTGAAAAAGGAAAGATCACATCAATTGTAGAAGGAGATAGAAATCCATATGGAGATATTATTCCATTTACAGTTGCACATCGTCACCCTTATACTAGAGATTATTTTAGAGAAGGTGCATCAGACTTAGTAGATGGTATGAGATCAATTAATATTTTGTTAACTGAGTTAGCACTCCATGGACGTTACGGCTTAGGCCAGCCAGTATTTACAGGTTTGGACACTGAACAACGTATTACAATGGGACAAGATAAAGCATTAGTATTACCTGAAGGAGCAAACTTTAGTTATGCAACTCCAAGTAGTAACATTAATGGTATGATTGAATCAACGAAATATATGGTAGATAGTATTGCACAAGCAAACAATGTAAGAATTAATTGGGCAAGTAATCAACCAGAATCTGGCCTTAGTAAAAAGATGGGACAATTAGATCTCATGGATGCACTAAGAAGTGATGTTGAACAAATTTATAGACCGTTTGAAAAAGATCAATTTAGAGTAATACGTAGAATATGTGAAGTATCTGGTGGCATTAATATACCAGAGCAATTTAGTATTGACTTTGCAGAAAGAGAAATACCTATGTCGCAAGATGAAGAGATACAATATTACTCATGGGCTTTTCAAAATAACTTAGAAACAAGAGAAAGTTATTTACGTAAAAAGAATCCGGACTTAGCAGAAGGAGAAATAGAGAAGATGCTTGAAGATCTTGGTGAAGGAACAGAACAAGAAGAAACACAGTCTATTTTAGATAAAATAGGTCAACAAGTTGGCTAATCTAGATTTTTATACAGTTGAATTAGAAAAGATTCAACAAGAGTTATTTGACAAATTAGAAAAAACTATTATAGGCTTAAAAGGGCTTACAGATAGAGAACTATTAAGAATTACAGGACAAATAGATCTTTTTGAAGAAATGAATCGTCTTGGATATAGTACTTTATTAGGAAGAGTAGGCAATACGTATGACGATCAAATTGCTATAGTATTTGGAGAACTATCAAGAAGAGAATTAGCTAAAGTACCGGCAATTAGTATTACGACACTTGAGCAGTTAAAAACATTCGATATGGAATTTTTATCTCAAGGGGTAGAACAATATGCAAGACAACTAAAAAGTGCCATGGTGCGCAACCTGGTGGCTAGAGAAAGTGTTGAAAACATTATAGATAACCTAATAACTACGCTTGGACCAGGAAATGTAATATCTAGTAGACAATTTAACTTTTTGATCAATGAGTCTTTTGCAAGGTTTCAACATACAGTAAGAGGTAATGTTTATGAAAATATACCACAAGCTAAATTTACTTACTCAGGACCTACAGCTGGTAATAGAAGAGATTCTTGTATTTACATATTAACTAAAGTAAAAAGATCATTAACTAGAAAAGAGATAGATAGTTTAAAAGTACCACCACAAAAAGATGGTTCTACTTTTGAAGGATTTATAGCAAGAGGTGGTTATAATTGTAATCATGATTGGATTAGAAGTGAGTAAAAAGTTTAAAGTGGGTGAAATACAAGCATTGTTAAAAGCATCTGCAAAAAAGATGAAGATACTAGCGCAAGATGCAATTGATAGAATACAATTAGATGCCTCAGGTGGTATTTTTCAAAGTGGTAGTGAGCAAGGACCAACAGGCTTTGCAGGTAGATATAATAAACAATACGAAAAATACAAACGTAATGGCATGAGAAGATTTTCAGACGGTAAGAAACTTAAAGCTTATCGTGGTAGATCTACAAATACAGAAACGAGAGTTGTTAATATGAAACTCACAGGTGATACGTTTCGTGGTATGACTGCAAGAGGAAAAGCAGATGTAGGTCAAATAGCATATCGACCAGAACATACTAAATTAATTCTTGGTAATCAAGACAGAGGATATGATATTTATAATTTATCACCAAAGAATTTGGAATATATTATTGATAGGTTTGATCAAGTAATTTTAGATCCAGCTTTAAAAAAATATATACAAACTAAAACAACAATATAGGAGGGCAGTATGTCCGAAGAGAATGTAAAAGTAGAAGAACAGGCAGTAGCGGAAGCTCCTACAGCAGAAGTAAATGAAGTAGGCGAGTACATTGCAGAAAGCAAAAAGTATCGCCAAAGAGCTCAAACAGCAGAGGCTGAGTTAAATGAACTCAAAGAAAATCTTAAACTTCAAGAGCAAAAACAACTTGAAGAAAAAGAGGAATTTAAATCTTTGTATGAGAATATGAAAGCAGAAAATGAACAATTAAAACCTGTCGTAGAACAATTTCAGATTCAAGAACAACAAAGACGCGAACATCTGCTGTCTCAACTTTCAGAAGAAGATCAACAAATTTATGAAGACCTGCCAACAGTTAAGTTGGAGAAGCACATTGAAAGATTGAGTACAAAAAAAGTGCAAGTATCTGATGCAAAAGAGGTAACAACTAGTGGTAAGTTCGCTGGAAATACTAAGTGGGCAGATTTATCTACAGAAGATAGAGAACAAGCTAGAAAAAATCCTAAACTTTGGCAACAGATCGTAGAAGGTTATAAAAACAGCTAAAATTTTTAAGGAGAGATAAAAATGGCTAACGTGACTACAACAACTGCCGCAAATTTCATTCCTGAGATGTGGAGGGACGCGATTTTGGATTATGCTGAAAGAAAATTTCAGTTAAGAAATCAAGTACTTGACTTCTCAAGTATGTTAGCAGGTGGCGGTGACATATTAAACATTCCTAAAGTAGCAGAAGAAACTGCAGCAGCTAAAGCAGCCGATACAGCAGTAACTTACTCTGCAAATACTGATGGAGTAATTCAACTACCAATAGATCAACATCAATATGAAGCTAAAAGAATCGAAGACATCGTAAGAGTCCAAGAATCTGCAGACTTGTTCAACGCATACGCGCGTTCAATGGGTTATGCTTTAGCTAAAAAAGTAGAAAACTATCTTGCTGTAGATATTCTACAAGCTGCAACAGGTAACGATGTAACTCTGGCAACAGATAATACACCTACTACTGCAGAGATTAGAGCTGGTTTACAAAAACTACTTGATGCTAACTATGATTATACAGATGGAGAAACATTCTTTTATGCTTCACCAGCTATGTATATGAATCTTATGGGCTTAGGTGACTTTACTGAAGCACAAAAAAGAGGTGACGGTGTTGGACCAAATGTTACTGGTAATATCATGAATATTTATGGTATGCCTGTACTGGCTTCAACAGACTGGGACGACGATGGTGGTACTGGCGACGAAACTGGTACTGTTTTTAATAGAAACGGTATCTACTTTGCTCAGCAAGTAGCTCCAAGGGTACAATCGTCTTACGATATAGACCATTTAGCGACCTCAGTTGTTGCTGATGTTTTATTCGGTGCAGTATTATCACATGCTGCAAGTTCAACTGCATTGCCAGTTGTTAATTTCGTAAATCCATAATTGGGTTAGCGAAAAATGGTTAAATATGGGCCTATTTTTATATAGGCCTATATTTACCACTATTATTAATTTTTAAGGAGATCTATATGCCAATATATGAATATAAATGCGACTGTGGAAAAGAATTTCAAACCATACAACGAATGAGTGATGATAAATTCAAAGTATGTAAAAAAAATGTATTAGATTGTGAAGGTGGAGGTAAATTAACAAGATTGATTAGTAAACCGTTAATCCTTTCAGATGATATTGGTAGAGGATCTAAAAGAATGACTGATAAAGATCTATATAAAGAATTAGATGAGTAGTAATACTAATATAGGAAATACTCCTGTAAATCAGGGATATGTACAATTAATCCATACTGGAGAAACTGGGGGAATCGATGGTACACTTCGTACATTGTATGATGGCGATGGAACTGCATCAGATCTACAGATTGCAAGTAACAAAGTTAAAATATCTACTGAATTATACATTGGTAGTAAAACTATTGCTGAATATGTACAAGATGTGGTCGGTGATATGTTTGATACCAATGGTAGTCATACAAACATTACTGCTACCTATGACGATGCAGGTGATGGGGCTATTGATTTAGTAGCTACTGGTGCAATTTCAGGACTTACTGAAGGCACAGGTGTTACTATTACAGGAACTGCAAATAAAACCATAGCAATAGGACAATCAGTAGGTACTTCAGACTCAGTAACTTTTAGTAGAGTTAATTTAGGTAGTACAGATACTTCGTCATTTTTAACTGGCGATCCTAAAATATCTGCTACTGGTTATATGATGATTCAAGGAATTATCAATGAGACTGAAACTGGTAGTGCACCTGCTGCTATTGTATTCGGTAATAATTCTACTTATGGTAATGATGAAATTTCATTAATTACTAATGGTCAAAATAGATTATTTATAAATAGTTCAGGTAATATAACTATTTCACAAGACTTAACTATTAGTGGAGATTTACAAGTCAATGGTACTACCACTACTGTAAATCAAACAAATTTAGATGTATCAGATAATATTATAGGATTAAATCGTGGTGTATCTTCTAATGCTAACGATTCAGGATTGATCATAGAAAGAGGTAGTACAGGAAATAATGTATTTATTGGTTGGGACGAAAGTTTAGATAGGATACGATTTGCTACTACAACAGCAGATGCTTCTTCTACTGGAAATTTAAGTTTGACTAATGCAAATATTCATGCAGGTAGATTATATGGAGATGTTACAGGTAATGTAACTGGAGATTTAACTGGAGATGTAACTGGAAACCTCACAGGAAATGTAACTGGAGATGTTACTGGTAATGCAGATACTGCAACTTCCTTAGCAACTGCGAGAAGTATTACAATGTCAGGAGAAGTTTCTTCAGGGGCTGTAAATTTTGATGGAACAGCAGGTGTTGTTATACCAAATACTACAATAGGTTCAGGTGTTATCGTAGATGGAAGTATAGCTTCTGATGCTAATATCGCAACAAGTAAATTAGCTTCAAATACAATAAGTGGAGTAGCATTAGGTAGTAATCTAAATGCTTTAACAGTTGGAACAGGAATGGCTTTTGCTTCAGGTTCTAACTATACAGGGGCAACAGCAAGACAAATAAATTTAAATTTAAGTGCTATAGACCACGACAGCTTAGGCAATTATGTAGCGAATGAACACATAGACTGGACTATAGACCAAGGTGCTACCAATATTCATGCAGGAAACTATACAGACACTAACACTAACCAATTAACAACATTTGTAATACAAGATGGCGATACAAATAATGTAACAATAGACCAAGGCAAGTATGTAAAATTTCAAGCATTGACTAATGGTGGATTAGATATTGATTGGGCAAGTTCTTTAGGTGCAGGAAGTATAGGCGATCCATACGACTTGCAATTTAAAATAGATCTATCAAATATGAGTGCATTAGCTGACACATTAGAAAGTGGAGATAATCTATTAGTCTATAATGCAGATGAAGGAACAGCTTTAGCACCAGTATCAGAAATACAATCAGCTTTAAGTATTCCAAGTGCAAGTGGTACTACTGATGGTGTTGTTACTTTAAATGCAAATGGTACATTAACTGGAGAATCAGGATTAACTTATGATACAAGCACTTTAGCAGTAACTGGTGACCAAACTCTTAGTGGAGTATTAAAACATAGTAGCAATGGCGATAATAGATTAACTCTTGATGATGATTCAGATTCAAGTGTTGCAAACCAAGTTACTTTAGCAGGTGTAAACAATGTAAATATTTTAATAGATGGCACCAATAATGGTACTGGTGATTTTCAAGTAAGGTCAAGCCCAACTACTGCCAATGATTTAGATACTGCAAGTATGATTTTAGATATGGATAAAGTGACTGCTACATTTAATCAGGATACATCGCAACAATTCCAAATAGGTGGTGCAAATAGATTAAAAATTTTAGAAACAGGTACATTTATACAAAATAGTTCTTTAGGTGTAGGTATTACACCAGTAGATGGGAATGCAAGAATACAAGCAACATCACACATTGAAGCAGGTGTAGGTAGTGGTGCTATTGGTTTAACTATTAATGATGGTGGTGGTAATTCTAATGTAACATTTAATCATACTGAAAGAATTCCTGAACAAAATGGTAATTCTGGTAGAATAGAAGTGAATACTGATGGTGTTGGTTCTCCATATATGGCATTTGAATTAGCAGGAAATGTTACAAGTGGAGTGACTGTTGCTACTACTGAAATTGCAAGAATTAATGCTACTGGATTACAATCAAGTTTATCAGGTACAGCAGCAAGTCCTGCATTAAGAGTAAATGATAGTGATACTGGATTCTATAGAATTGCAGATGATAAATTAGGTATATCTACAGCAGGGACTTTTGCAGTAGCAGTAGATGCTTCTCAAAGAGTCGGAATAGGAACTTCAACACCAGCAGATAAGCTACATGTTACAGGAAATATTAGAACAAATGGAGAAATATATTTAGATGCTGGTGGAGATTCTATTGCATTTATGGGAGTTTCTGATGCTAATTATAGAAAAGCATTATACTCAACAAATGATGACCACTATATAACCAATAGGCATACTGGAGGAGATTTAATCTTAATGTCTAATAATGGTAGTGCAGGTGGAGAAACTGAAAGACTTAGATTTGTAGCAGGTAGTGGAACTCAAAATGCTTATTTTAGCAATGTTAATGTCGGTATAGGAACTTCATCACCTGGATATAAGTTAGATGTAGCAGGAGCAGGTAGATTTTCAGGACATTTAAGACTTGCAGATGGACAAGCATATATGGCTGGTGGAGGAGAAGATGTCCAATTATTTCATAGTAATCTTTATGGTGGATTTTTGTTTAATCAGACAAATGATTTTTATTTTGACCAAGTAGCAGCAGATAAAGATTGGATTTTTAGAGTTGATGATAGTGATGGTGGTGGCGATTATCAAGAAGTAATGAGAATACAAGGTTCTACAAAAAATGTCGGTATAGGAACTTCATCACCTGCAGTAGATTTACACATATTAGATACAGGTGGACACTCACAATTAAGAATTGAAACTGATAGTGCTTCTCACGGTGCTTATCTTGAATTAGAAAGCACAACTAATAAATATCAAATATATAATGTTGGTGGAGATTTAGGAATAGATGAAGCTGGAGTAGCAACAAGATTAACTATTAAAGATAGCACAGGTAGTGTCTTAATAGGAACTACAAACACAGGATGGGATGGAGATGCTGATAATCTTGTAATAGGTAATGGTAGTGGTAATAATGGTATGACTATCTATGCAGGAAGTTCAAATTTCTCACAAATAAACTTTGCAGATAGTAATAGTGGTGCAGGTAGATATACAGGAGTTTTAAGATATACACATAGTAATAACTCTATGTCTTTTCATACAAACGATGGTGTAGAAGCAGTAAGAATAGATAGTAGCCAAGATGCACACTTTGACCAAGATGTTATTGCATTTTCAACTACACCTTCTGATATAAGACTAAAAGAAAACTTTGAAAAAATAGAAAATGGATTAGATGTAGTAAGCAAATTAGAAGGACATACTTTTAATTGGAAAAAAGGTGGAGAAAGATTAAGTGCAGGATTTAAAGCACAAGAAGTAGAAAAAGTTTTACCACATTTGGTTGATGAGAAGAAACTTCCATTAAAAGCAGATGATGATAAAGAATACAAGATTTTACGATATGAGGAAATGATACCTTATTTAGTAGAGGCAATTAAAGAACAACAAGAACAAATAAACAAATTAGAGGAGAAGTTAAATGGCTAAAGTAATCGCAGAAAAAGTACAAGAAGCTATAGTAGCTGATGCACCTAAAATGGTAGAAATCAAGCATACAAGAACTATGCAAGATGCATCTGGTAATAGTGTAGAGGTAGTAGATTGGACTGAAGAAAAATCAGTAGATGAAGCTATATCACAATGTGAAGCACATAAAGCTAATTTACAAGCACAACTTACAGAGTGTGAAGCAGAATTAGCAGACTATATAGCAATAAGAGATGCTGAATAATGGCTACACCTGCAGTACCAACAACTAATGTAGGAATATATAATCATTTGAGAGAAGCAACTGATTGCAATCAAACTACTAATTTAAGTTTGGCAAGTTTATGTAATGGTGGAACTTACAATGGAATACAAAATACTTTTGGTGGGCAAGGTGGCAGAGCAATGTTTTTTGATGTCATAGGTGGGACTAATAATCCAATAACAACTACACCTAATTCTGTTAATCTTTATGATGACATTATAGGAACTGCACCATTTAATCTTGCTAATACCATTGGTGGAAGATATACATAAAGATTTTATTAATATAACATGAGGGTTATGAAATGAGTGAAGAAAGAAAAGTAACAATAAACGATAAAGACTACAATTACGATGAGTTATCACAAGAACAGCAAATGCTTGTAGAACACATTGAAAATTGTAGAAGGCAAAAAGCAAACTTAGCATTTCAGATAGATAGAGAAAATGTAGCTGAAGGTGCTTTTGCTAAAATGCTAACTGAATCTTTTGACAAAAAAGAAGGAGATAAAGATGAATCTGATAGTGAGTAAGATCTTAACAGGTATATTGAGTGAAAAAGTATTAATTGCTGTGCTACTTAGAGTTGGAGATTTTTTAGTAGAAAAATCATCTAATGACTTAGATAACGAAGTTTGGGCTGAAGTAAAAAAGGCTCTAAAGAAGTAGTGATGGTTGAAAATACTACTTTTGAACACGTTATAGGTAAAGTAATAGAACATGAGGGTGGTTATGTTAACGATCCTCATGATTCTGGTGGCGAAACTAATTTTGGTATATCTAAAAGATGGTTTCCAGATCTAGATATTAAAAATCTTACAAAAGAAGATGCAATTAATATTTACTATAATAATTACTGGATACCAGGAAAAGTAGATCAATTGCCAAATGATATTAGATCTACATATTTTGATATGTGTGTAAATATGGGGCAATCACAAGCAGTAAAGATATTACAACAAGCTATAAATAGCAATAAGTTGACGAAAATAGCCATGGACGGCCGCATTGGACCAAATACAATAAAACATTCAAATAGAGTATCAAAGCGTCGCCTGCAAGCATATAGATGCTTATTTTATGGCAAATTAGTAACAAAGAAACCAGACCAAGAACGTTTTTATTATGGTTGGTTTAAAAGAGCAATAGAAGTTTAAGGAGAAATAAAATGGGATTAGTAGAAACTATAAAAGAAATAAAAAAAATAAGTGCAATGTTAAGATCTAAAAATGTGGCAGATAGAGAAATAATACACTATATGTCTGAGTTGCATAGAAAAATAGATAGTTTAGAAATTCCAGAATTAATAGGAGAATTTAGTAATGAGTACATATCTTGATACATATTGTACAATAGAAGACATACAACTAGTTGCTCCGTTTGTGTTTGATTATGATCGAAAGAGAACAATTACAAATTGGGTAAGTCATAGTGGTAGCGGAAACGATGAAATATTTAAAGCAGGAAGTGTTGGAAAATTTACCATGCTTTATGAAAATGATATTGAGCAAACATTAGTTGGATCACTTGTAGATCTAGATACTGATGGTGAATATTATTTTGATGAAGATGCAGATGTGGTTTATTTTATGCCATCAACAAATGCAAATCCTAACTATGATATTACAGTAACTGCAGGAAGAGATAATAAAACGTTATTTAATGAGTTTATTTCTCGTAGTTCTGATTTTGTACGATCATATATAAACAAACCAATTTATAAAAATAAAGGTGTTGGTACATCTGATAGTCTTGGAAGAGATTATCCTGAGGTAATTGTAAGAGCCACTGCATTATTATCTGCGTCAATGGCAATTTTACCTTATGATGAACAACACGGATTAAGACTTCAAGATCAAGTATACGACCAAACAAATGGAACAGGTTTACTTGATTTGATTAGAAAAGGCGTTATTGCTTTAGATCAAGATGAAGATGGTAGGGATAAAATCGTAAAAGAAGTATCTATAAATGCAAATACTACAGGCGCAATTGTTGATACTTATGGTTATCCTCAAATCTCATACGATAGAATTAAAGTAATAATTACAACAGCTGGTACATTAGAAGCAGGTACAACATCTACCGTAACATTTAAGTCTTTTGTTGGAGATGATTCAGGTTTAAAAATAAATTTAGTTCAAAACGATGAAATTATTGATGGATCTTTTCAAGCAATTGGCCATGGTGTTTATGTAAGATTTTCAACAGGGGTTTATACATTAAATGATGAATGGGAAGTTGAAGTATCTGGTTTAGATCATACAGCTGGTGGTGGTATAGAAACAATACAACTAAAGAGGAGATAACGATGCCAAAAGGAATCGGAACATACGGTAAAAAAGTAGGAAGACCTAAGAAAAAAAAGAAAATGAAAAAAGGCAAGAAAAAGTAGTATGGCAATAACATATAGAGGAATACGTTTTGCAGGTTATAACAAACCAAAAAGAACACCGAAACATAAAACTAAATCACATGCAGTTTTAGCCAAACAAGGCGGAAGAATAAAACTAATTAGATTTGGTCAACAAGGTGTAAGAGGTGCAGGTAAAAAACCAAGAACTGCTGCAGAAAGAGCAAGGAGAAGATCATTTAAAGCTAGACATAGAAAAAATATTGCTAGAGGTAAAATGAGTGCAGCATATTGGGCAAACAAAGTGAAGTGGTAAAATGGCAAGAGTAGAATTTACAAATATTTATAAAGAAAAAGTTTTAGATAACATACAAAAACTTATTAAACAAACAATTCCAAGTATTCCTCTATATTATGATGAACATAGAGGGCAAGAAAGTTTTTTAGTAAGACCTATATCTGATACTTTTATTGATTATGCAGCAAATGCACATATCAGAACATATATAACTGAAATAAGTTTTGAAATATTATCTGGCTCTGATTATACTAGAGACAAAGATATTTTACGTTTAACTGATATTGCTGAGCTTGTAAAAAGAATTTTTTTCGATAATAGAGATCTAGAAGCATTAAACTTAACGGAATGGTATAATGCTAAAGTTACAGATATTATTTACGAAAGAGATGAAGAAGATACTGAAAAAGAAAGATTTATTTTAACGTTAGAATGTAATGTAAATGAGGTAGTATAATGAAATTTAAACATGTAAAAGGTTTACAACTTCATAGACCGCGTTTTGTAGATATAGATAAATTAAAATATTTACAATTATTAGAAGGTAAAGAAGTTGTATTAAATGAAAAAGATGTTAAGGTATTAAAAGATCTTGGCGTCGTAATTAAAGCTTTAGAAACTAAAGCAAAGAAAAAAGAGGAGAAAATAGAAAATGGCTAAAGTATATGGTAAAAGTCAATATGCGGTAGGTATTTTTCAAAAGAACGGAAGTGCTTTTGGAACAGATGCTGCTACAGATTCGGCTTATAAATTACTGCCTGTTATAAATGTATCTTCCCCTGTTCTCAATCTTATTGAAAGTGGGGAGATACGTAGTAATAATGCTGGCATGATTGAAACCGACTTAGATCAATTTAGAACACGCAAAGGTGGATTCGTTACTATGGATTTTGAAGTACCAGCAGAAAGAGGATTTCTTTCTAGGTTAGTTGCGAATGTATTACAAGATCACACAGAAGGCGGAAGTGGAGCTAATTTAACTCATACATCACAAGCTAAAAGTGGTGCATTGTTAGTTAGACCAGATTTTGACGCATCTTCTACAGGTGGTGTTCCAAGTTTATTTGATGTCGCACTTTATGGTCCTGCAGCAGGTGAAGATAAATTAATTACTAATGCAGTACTACAATCATTAACTATGAATTTTGATATGACTGATGGAAGACTATTATTAAATGGTACTTTTTACTCAGGATTCGCAGCTAATGGATTTAAAGTTGGTCAAACTCTAAGTGCAAGCAGCGGAGAACCTACTTTAATTAGTACATCACCAACACAAATAGAATCATATTTTGATACTAAAACATTAGATATAAATGGTTCTGCAACAGATGTTGTATTAACTGCAGTATCATTTACAATTGAAAATAATGTTGCAAGAGTTGGTAGAGCAGCAGATGGTGATTGTGAAAATTATGCATTCGGTATTCCATCGGTAAATATTACAGGTGAAATATCATTTATGTATGATGATAACTTCAAAGATGGAGCAAATAATGTATTACAAGATTTCTTAGATGGTGATACAGCTACATTAATATTAAAACAAGGTTCAGGTGCTACAGACGCAGCAGGTGAATTATCAATTACTGCTGAGATCTATTCAACAGCTGTAAATTATGATTTAAATGCAGACACTGGTGCAATTATTACTATTCCATTTAAAGTAGTACAACCTACTACAAATGGTGAAGCAGATGGTACAGCGTTTGAATTTATTCATGTTGATGGTATTAGCAACTCAGCTTGGTAAAATAAGGAGTAAAAATGAAGGTTAAAATGTTTGATAAAGAATGGAATATTAATGATATAACTTACAAAGAAAAACGTGAGTTATGGAAATTAAGTGTAAAATCTTTTCCAGAAGGTGAGATAAATCAAGATAACTACTTTGTACTTATGGATAAAGTAGAAGAATTATCTGGCCTAGTTGAGAAAGACATTGCAATGTTGACAATGGGTGAAGTTGATCAACTATTACAAGAAATTTTTCAACAATATGTTGGAATAGAAAAAAAAGGTTAATAGGACTTTGTAGTTATATTTGGTTTAGTCAATTAGGCTTTCCAAGTGTTAACTTAAACTTTCCTTATAAAAGACAAAGTCCTGTAACTAAGCAGATTAAGATCTACAGGAGTATTGATGATGTGTGGTATGACATTCATGCTCTTGTAGATCAGTGGTCTGATAGTAAATATACATTAGGAAGAAATTTATATTTTCATTTACCATTATTTATGAATCCAAAATGGATTTTGGATAATGATTATATAATTAAACTTAAAGAATATTCTTATTGCACTGATTTTAATATTCCTCTAGCTCCATCATTAGATGAAGCTGATGCGGCAACAATAGAGGAATTTGGGATAATAAAAAGCGAAATAACTTCGATTGAAAAATATATGAGTGAAAAATGAGCAAAGAATTAATATTAGAAATTAAAGCTATAACAGATAAAGCTAGAAAAGATATTCAAAGGCTTGAGCAAGGTATTAACAAGACTCGTAAAGAGTCTGATAAAATGCGTATTTCAAGTGAGAATATGGAAAGATCTTTAGGACAATTACGTAATAAGATCTTGCTTGTAACATTTGCTTTTGGTGGTATGGTAGCTGGGATTAAAAGAAGCGTTGCTGAGGCGACGCAAGTACAAACACTTACTAGAAGTTTTGTTAATCTTGGTGCACAAGTAGGTATTACAGAAAAATCTTTAATTAAATTAAGAGAAGCAACGAATGGTACTGTAACAGATACAGAATTGTTAATACAAGCTAATAATGCATTGTTACTTGGTATTGTGCAAAATGACGATCAACTTGCAAACCTATTTGATTCAGCACAGCGATTAGCGCAAGCTGTAGGTCAAGATGCCGTATTTGGTATTGAATCATTAACAACCGGTATTGGTCGTCAATCCAGACTTATGTTAGATAACCTTGGTATTATTGTTGATACAAATAAAGCTTATGAAAAATATGCCGAGGCAAATGATACTACAGTTAAAGCACTAACAGATTTTGAAAGAAAACAAGCATTTATTTCTGCTACTATGGATTCTATCAATGAGAAACTAGAAAGAGCAGGAGAAGAGGTTATTGACTTTAATCAGCAAATGGCTAAGTTACCAGTATCATTTACAAATTTACAAGTTGCTATTGGTACACACTTAGCACCAGGTTTTGCTGCAGCTTCAGAAAGTATTTCAGATGTAGTAAATGAAATGGCAACATTTATACTTACTTTAGAAAGTAATACGTTAAAAAATATTAAAGAACTGGCAGAAAATATGGGTATTTTAACTGGTGCTATATTGGCGATGAGAACTGCTATGATTATATTTAGTCAAGCTGCGTTGGTTTTTGCATTAAGGTTTGCTGCTATAGCTGTTGCAATAGAATCAATATCATTGGTAAGAAGAAATATTGAAGTATTTACAGCAGCTTTGAAAGAAATGAGATTAGAACTTGCTGAAATTACAGCTGGATTTAGAGAAGGAACTTCTAATCTTTTAGCAAAGCTTGGTCTTGATGGTGTACAAATTGGTATGTCAAAACAAGAAATGGAAAATTTAAGAGCAGAAATAGTTGCTTTAAGAGAAAGTGCATCAAAAGGTGGAGTTACTACAAGAGGAGTATTACAAGATCTTTTATTTGGTGATGAATCACAAATGACACCAGAGGAAATTGAAGCTGAAACAGAGCGTATAGCAGCTATTATAAATGGAATTTTAGAAGATAGAAAAGCAGATGGACAAGAACTAAAAAATCAAAATAACGAAATAAAGCAAATGGTATCTTTACATGAAAGAGCTGCTGGAAAACTTGGACAATCTATTAAAAATAATGAAAATATTGGTGAAGCTATACTTAAAATTATAGCGAATCTTGCTTTAGAAATAGCTTCTCTAAAAATTAAACTAGCTTTTGAAAAGAAAATTACTGATGAAAAAGAAAAACAAGCTAAAATACAACTTGCAACAAGTGCTGGTACAGCCTCATCTGTTATAAGTTTTCTAGGTGGATTATTTCAAACTGGTGGAAGTTATGTAAATAAATTTCCAACTGGAGGATCTTTTAATGTAAATAAAAGAACAGTATTACCAACAAATCCTCCTGCAATAGTAGGTGATAATGCAAGTGGTATGGAAAGAATTGATGTAACGCCACTTCCAAGTCCTACTAGATCTACTGACAAAAATATTACTATTAATATTATGGCACCATTAGTAGATGAAACTGTGGTTGATCATATTATTCCAGCAATAAGAAGAGCAGAGAAATTAAATTTATGAACGTAACAAAATCAACAGCAAAGAATTTTATACCTAAGAAACTGTTTGGTATGAAAAAGAAAAGTATTAAACAAAAACTAAAAAAACCAAAACTAAAATTAAGGAGATATTAAAGTGGAAGTAAGTAAAGGAACTAAATTTACATTCAGTATTGAAACACTTATCAGTATTGCTGTAACAATATTTATGGTGGTAGGACTGTGGTTTAATCTTCAAGCCGACATAGAGGAAGCTAAGCAATTACCTGAACCACCAATCAGTAGAACAGAATATGATTTAAAGGATCAAATGATTCGTAATTCAATTTTAAATACTGAAGAAAAAGTAGAGAAATTAGAAGATAAAGTAGATGACATTAAAGAGGATACAAGAAGTATCAATGAAACTCTACTTAATATGAATAACAATTAGGATATGAATTATGAAAAAATTGATAAATATGTGGCTATTGGTGCTTGGATTATTTACTTCATCGCTATACTCACAATCAGCATCTTTGGATAGTTTTCAAGATATTCAATTAATGAAGAATGAGTTTTGTGCAGTCATAGAGGTAAATGCTTCTTGGAACTGGGCTAACAAAATACCATTAGAGAAATTACAGAATTGCTATACTGGATATGTAGATATTGCCAATAAACACATTGGTGCAGTCATACAAAAAGAATGGGACATAAGAGTAGTACCTACCATTATTATCTTTGAGTATGGAGTAGAGGTCAAACGATTTGAAGCAGACCTATCTATGAAATTTAGAGAAGAAGAAATCTTAAATAAAATAAGACAAGAGATTATTAAATAATGGAAAGAAAGTTTAGAAAAGTAAAAAAAACAAAAAGTGGTTTACCTGTTAAATATGTGCGTGGTGCCAAAAATAAATCCAAGCAAACAAAAGAAATAAAACGTACAGCAAAACTATATAAATCAGGAAAATTAACAGGTGCAATGATGGATAAAATTAGTAAAAGGAGAGCAGCTAATGCCAAAAAGAAAAAGAAAAAGCGCTAGTGGGATGGCTAGTGTAATAAGAAAATATGCCAGAAGTTCTGGGTTTTCTCCATCAATATTAAGAAAAGTTTATAAAAGAGGTTTAGGAGCATATTATAGTTCAGGTTCAAGACCTGGTGTCACAGCACATCAATGGGCAGCTGGAAGAGTAAGATCTTTTGCAACTGGTCGTGGTGGTGCAAGAAAAGCAGATAAAGATCTATTAAGAAGGAAAGCTAGATGAGTTTTGTTAATACTAATTATGAAGCGAAGTTATCTCCTACAATGCAGGAAAACTGGCTTGTACAAATATTTAAAAATAATAATACAGACTATGAAACTGATGATACTCCAGACTTGGCGTTTAGTTTTGCGGAAACAACCTATAATAGTGTAAGTTATTATCCTGCAATATTAAATAAACCAACCGTATCTTACTCTTTAGATCTTAAAGGGTTTACTACAAGAACTGGTAATATTACTTTAAATGTTGCAAATATAGATATTGATGGTACAACATTATTAGAAACTTTATCTAATTTATATATTAATGCACATGTAAATGTTTTATCACAAATAGATAATGATGGAACAGTTAATAATGCATTACAAATATTTAGTGGTAAAATAAGTAGCTTTGGTTATAGAAATAATACTATAATACTTGATGTAATCTCGAATAGACCATTTCAAAGTGTAAGTTTACCACAAGCAAAAACAAAAGGTAATTTTGAAGGAACAACTATACCATATATATTGGGGGATTATGCGCAATCGTCATTTAACAACTTATCAAAACAACTTAGCGATTTATACAAAGTACCTTATATTAGAAATGACAATGATAATCTTGTTTTTCTACTTCCTAATAAAATTGCTAATAACACATCTAGCATTAATGCTTTGGAATTTTATGACAAAAACATACAAAAATTTATTCCATTAAATAAAACTGGATTTGCTTCTACTACAACATCTAAATTATTAGATACTAGTTTTACAGATGGTGGAACTACAGTAGAAGTAAATAGTCAAATAGTAAAAGATTTTCAAGTATTGCCTAATGATTTAACTAATGCAAATTTTGATGAATTAACTATGTATAGTGAAACAGAGTTTGAATCACCATTATTTAGCAATCCTAAAGATGCTTTTGATATTAGTACAACTGATGGTACATTAGATGATACTACTTTTGCAACAGTATCTGGTGTAATTAATCCTGATCAGGGGGATTCTAATGCAAGTGCTGGAGCTTCAATATTTTTAAAGTTTCCAAAACCAATGCATAAATTAACTAACTTTACATTGCGTATAAGATATTCACTAGATTTAGGAAATGCGAACCAAGGTCAATTTAGTGACTCTGGTGCAAAACTGTATATGCATTCAGATGATCTTTCCGGTAGTACAGACTTAGCAGATGAAACTAATGCAGGTTTTGTTTTTGGTAGCGCTGGTGGTTCAACAACAACAAGACAAAAAACAAATATTTCTTTAACTACAGCTACAGTAAGTTTAGATCAAACAAAATTTGATGATATATTTAAAAATAATCAAATACAAGATAGATTAAGATTAACTTTTAGATTATTTGCAGAAGAAGATCAAGACAATGAGTTCGATAGCTTTACCGCGACATTAAAAATATACAGTATATCAGCAACTTATACAACTGCATTAACTACTAGTGATGAACCTATTGCTAAACAAGAATCTAATGCAAATATAGGAGAATTGTATTTAAGTGAACCTATAACTACTAGTAACTTTAACGGACATTCAGCTACAAACGATAATTTAAATAATCCAGTAGCTATTCACAGACAAATTATAAAGGATTTTGTAGGTATTAATTCTTTAAGTACAGATGCGGACAATGTAAATAATGGATATAAATCAATCGCAGATATAAGAGATTCAGATGCTAGTCCACATTGGAAAACAAGATTAGAAATTTATGATCAAAAATCTTTAGAATCTATCATGAATCAATTACAATACGAAGGTTGTTTCTTTTTTCAATATAGTCCACAAGCACAACAAGCAACTACAATATCAGGTGCTTCAATATTAAGATACTTTACTATTGAAGATAGCGTAAATGCGAATGTAGATCTTTCTCAAAACGATATATCTAATTATCAAATTTCAATTACACCTGCACAAGATCTAGAAACTAATCTAGTAGTTAATTATAAACCACATCCTGCGGAAAGTAAGTATTTAAAACAAGATACTTTTGTCGCTTCTAATCATACTACAATATTTGGAAGTAATGATGTACAAAAACAAGAAATTAATTTACAAATGCTTTATGATGCAGTAGATGATGTTGTTGGATCTAGAAATAGTAGTTGGATTAATTTTAGGAAGTCACTATTTGGAGATTATAAAACAATAGTAAGTGCTTCTATTATAAATCCAGAAAAGTATGCAATGTTACAAGTTGGCGATTATATTGACTTCGGCGAGATATTGTTTGGTGAGTTAGGAAGTCCGTTTGATGAGATCTCAGATACCTTCGACAGTTTTGTTGCAATGCCAACGAGATTATTTAATGAAGCATGGAGTGGTAAAAAATTTATAATAACAAGTTTAAAAAGAAAAGTAGGGCAAGTAGATGTCCAATGTAGAGAGGTATAATTATGGCAAGTTTTTTTGTGTACGATTCGATAAATCAATATAGAAGCGACAATACAGTAAGTGAGGGTACATTTAGTGGTATAACATTTACAGTATCAGATAGTCTTACAAACCATGAAAGAGGAGCAGATCAAAATATAGGTACAATAATTAGTGGTATAAGTGCTAATGATGCAATATGCTATCAAGTAGGAAGCGCAGTTACTGCAAATTGTGTTGCAGCATATTTTACAGGAGACGATGGAGTTGCAGCTGGTGGAGACGAATTAACAATTAGAACTGGAACTACATTAGATGGATTAAGTGGTGCCGATAATTTTACATCAACTCACAGCGGTTGGGTAGTAAACGATTTTACAGAGGTAACAGAAAAAACCAAATTTTGTATAGAGTTCAACGAAGCTATTACCAATATATCTGAGATTTTAGTAGGTTCAAAATTAACTTTTGAAGTTGAGCCAGATATAAACGTACAAACTGCAAAAGATTATGGTACACAAGTACAAAAAAGTTTAGGTGGAGTTGAGTATGCAATCAATACTCATAATGGTCAAGAGATCTTTACAATTAGTTTTCAAAACATTTCATCTACATTTAAAAGTGATCTACTTACTTTTGAAGATGCTAATAAAGCACAAGGGAAAAAGTTTGTATATTATGATGGAACAAATTATAATTGGGTTCGATTAGATCGACCTATGGTATTTACAGAAGTAGCGGATGGACGATTTAGTACGCAGATCGTTATGCGACAGCAAATTCAGTAATTACCTCATATACAAAAAAGGCCTCGCAAGAGGCCTTCTTTGTTTTATAACTAACTATGCTTTATTTATCTCTTGGTAATATGTATCACTACCAATTCGTATACGCTTGTGCGTATCTTCCCAGCCAATAGGTGGAATAGAAGTAATTCTACCTTCTAACTGTGGTGGATTATCTGGATCTATAAAAGTCCATTCTCCATTGATCTTTTGAAACATAGCTCTATCCCTAGCATTACGTTTAAAAAACTTCTCTTGTAATTGTCTAGTTTTAAATGGTACTAAATAATTTGCGTACCTTGGATAGTTATCAAATACATATTCTTGCTCATTGATTGTAGTAAGTACTTCGCCTACAGTTAAACCAAGAATAAATTGTATTATATGTGTTAGCTCATGAACTAATGTAATTTCAAGACCAACTTGAGGTTCTACATCTACACCACCAATTGGACAAATCCAACCTGAAGGTGTTTTTCGATCATAGCTATACCACTTTTTTATAGCTCGTGGTAACATACCTATTCTCATAGATAGTCCACTTTTAAGACCATATTTATCAGCAAATCCGTACTTAGAAGCTTTAGACTTAGTACCAGTTTTTGCCCAATAGATATTGTCAAAGTTGATCCATTGATCATTAGTTGTTAATTCAGGATATTTATTTTCTAAATATGCCTTGGCTTTTTGAAGTGCCACTTCTTTATTTATTTTCATTATTTATTCTCCGTATTAATTAACTTACAATACTAAAGTACACAATATTGGGATCAATGTACACAGTTATTTTTGTATAAAGCAGTATTAATACTGTATAATTACAGTTAAAGTAAAAGAAAAAGAAAAAAAGAAATTATAAATAAAAGTTTAAGAATAAGTAGCCGGCAAAAAAAATATGTACATTATTAATTTTTATGCTTAAGATAAGGCATGAAATTAATTAGTAAGTTACAAAAAGTTAAGGAGTTAAAACATGGAAAATACACAAAACGACTATAATCTTAGTCAACGATTAATAGAAGAAAGCTATAAAAATTTAGACAAAATAATAGATCTTCAAAAAGGTCATAGAGGTTGGTCTAAAAAATGTATAGATAATTGGTATGCAGTTAGAGAAAACGCTTTAAATATGTGCTTGAATGATCATTTAGCGGGTAGTAATTTAGATGCATCTGACTATTACTTACAACTAGATAGATCTGGCGAAACACATTTTGTAATAGTTAATAGTGTTGTACGATTTCAAGTAGAAGCTGAAGATCTTATAGTAGATAATATTAGAAAAACAACTGCGAGGATCTCTGCGAAATGTATTGGTCAAGGAGGTTTAGTATGCTCTTTGAAATAATAGTATATAGCATTTACATTATTATAATGTGGGAATTTTTAAAGAAAGTAGTGAGGGGAATATGGACATAATTATTAAGTTTGCACATGAGGAATTAGAGTTGTTAATTGAGATTATGGAGCGACATCGACTAGATAAAGATAATGAAAATAAATTAAGAAATGATCTAAAAAAAATTCGCAAAGATAGCGAAGATAAAAAGATCTTACAAAAAGAAGAACTAAAAAAGAAACCGTCAGAAGAGATGAGACTTAAACCTAATCCAACTTCTGCAGAACATGTTGAATAGGAGTATATATGTTTATTAATTTAAAAGAGTTAAAGAATAATCCAGGAAGTAAATTAAAACTTGTAAAAAAATCCATGGGTGATTGGGTTGAAAAATCGTATAATACACCACAAGGACAAAAGAGTTTTAATATATGTAATTTTGAAGTAGAGCAAGATGGTAAAATTTACGAACTTGGTGCTTCAGCTGCACTAAAAAGAAAGTTAGATGAATTAGATAAAGAAGATGCATTTTTACTTTCTTATGAAGAGTTTACAAGTAAACAAGGCGAGTTAAGACATTATTGGAAAATAGATCCAATAGAAAGAACCGAAAATGCTTTTACAAATTACATAGCAGAAGTAAGTGCTGAAAAACAAGTAAAGCCAGAAGTAAAAGAAAAAGTATTAGAAAAGTCTACACTTGCAAATAATGGTGCCAGATTTGGTATGATTTTTAATAATACTTTTCAATTATATAAAGATCCAAACGTTGGTAATTGTGCTTGGACTACAGAGCAATTTTCAAATGAGTTTGTAAGAGTAATGAAAATGGTAGAAGCTTGTGAAAATATTGAGATCACAAAACCAGGTACACCACAAAAACATAATTACCTAAAAGAACAAGAGCAAAGGGTAGAAGATAATTATCCCGCTAAAGAAGTTGAAAAAGTACAAATAGAGGAAGATGATCTTCCATTTTAATAATTCGGCCGCAGGACATTTTAATCTCCACAGCTTAACTTACTATGGTCTGTCTTGCGGCATCTTTAACAAAGGAGTGATATGATAAATTCGCAGAATAAAGGAAAAAAAGCAGAAAGAGATGTTGCTAAAGAAATAAATAAATATTTAGGAACAAATGTACGACGAACTCCACAATCAGGTGGAATGTCAATTAAAGGTGATATAATTGATATAAATCCTAATTCGGCGGCCTTTGATTATCACTTCGAAGTTAAAAATCAAAAAAATTTATCTATAAAAAAATGGTGGGAACAGATTTATGGTGATTGTCCACCAGGAAAAACACCAGTAAATGTTTTTAAAATGAATGCTAAATTTTATGCAACTTTAGAATTAAAAGATTGGTTAAGTAGTTTAGCTGAATTGCAAGAATTAAGACATCAAATAAGATTAGAATTAGAATCTCAAGAGATATTAAAAGAAGAATTAGAAACATTAAAAAACAAAATAAGCAAATAACTATTATGACTTGTTACAGAATAATTTATTGTACTACAAAAAATTGTAAAACTTTAATTAGTAATGAAGATGGTGGATTTTGTATAAAATGTTGGAATAAAAAAGAAAAAAAAGTAGGTAAAAATGGCAAAAACTAATACTCATACAAAATATTTTACAAGTGATAATATACAAGTAAAATCTGTGACCACGCTTATAGGTCAACATTTAGGCTGGAATAAACAAATGTTGATTGCGTGGTCTAGGATCCAAGGATTAAAAGGAAAAGACGCTAATAAAGTAAGAGATGAAGCTGGAGAAATTGGAACGTTAGCACATAAGTATTGTGAAGCTTATATTAAAAAAGAAAAAGTAGATACAACTGATTATTCTGAAAATCAAATTAAAAAAGCAATTATAGCTTATGATGCTTTTAGAGAGTGGGATAGTCAAGTAAAGCCTGAATATTTAGAAAGTGAGATCAAACTTGTTAGTGATAAGTATAAAACAGGTGGAACTTGTGATTTAATATTAAAAATTAAAAATAAAATTGTAATTGCTGATTTAAAAACTTCTAAAGGTTTATATGATGAATTTATTGTACAATTAGGTGCTTATAGAAAATTATATGAATTACAAACAGGAAATAAGATTTCTGGTGGTTTATTATTAAGATTAGATAAAGAAGGTAAAGGTTTTGAGCAACATCAAATACCATTAAAAAAATTAAACTGGGGATGGAAAGTATTTCAACATTGTCTTAAACTCGAGGAGTTAAAACAAAAATGATAAAACGATTTATAGATGGTGATTTATTTACAAAAAAGTTTTTTAGATCTTTAACAGCGCAAGAAAAAGTACTTTGGTTTTACATAACTACTAGTTGCACTTACGACGGTTTTTGGGAGTTTGATGAGTTACAAGTTAAGTTATATTGTAATGATTTCGAGGGTAAAATACCTGATATTATTATTAATAAATTAGGAATGTATCAAGTTGACGAGGATCAATGGTTTTTGAGTAAATGGATTATATTTCAATATGGTATATTAAGACCTTCAGTTAGACCTCATAATAGAATTATTGAGAGATTAGAAAGAAAAGGATTAGATAAAGAATTTCCAGAGTTATTTAGACTACCAAGGATAGAATAATGAATGAATCTACAAAAGCTTTAAAAATACATCGATTAATAAAAAAATTAATAAGTAAGTTAAATGAGATGGGTTATGATCTAATGTTATTAGGTAATAATCAATCTTCAATAAGGAGAAAAAGAGATGGAATTAACATCAAGAGAAAAAGCATGGAAGAATAGAAAAGTATATAAGGAATCTAATCCAACTTATGCTAGATATAACAAATATGCTAAGACATTAAAAGAAAGAATGGAAAATATAAATATACCAGATGCATGGAGCGAAGAAGGTATTGCAGAAAGAGAAGAATTTGCAAAAAAATTTGGTAGAGCATGGTATATATTTCAAGGTAAAGAAATGAGATATAATAGACCAAAAACATGGATTGAACAATATCATATAGAAGATCCACGTAGACCAAGAGGAAAAGGTTTAAGATCTAAGAGTGTTTGATTATTGTCCTCTTATTAAAAGAAATTGTTCACACGCAGGTTATTATAAAAAAGAATTGCATTGCGGTTTAAAAACAGGTAATTTAGACGAAACAAAAGTAAGGAATATACTAACATGTCCAAAAAAATTAAAGAAGTCTACAAGAAAGACGCGACGATAAATAATATACATTTTGCTTGGGGTTGGGATTTGCCAGCAACAGACATTGACGCTCTATTTGTTGAATACAGGTATCCAAATGAGCCCCGAGCAATTATTGAATATAAGCATGATAATTGGGATAAAAACTTTACAAAAGGACCGATTAAAACATTAGAAATATTGAGCGAAAGAGCGCAAATGCCATTTTTTATTGTAATATGGACAAATTATCCTGAAGTATTATTTAGAATTTATCCAATGAATGAATGGGCAGAATTAGAAATAAGAGAATTCTCAATAAAACACGTTGAGATCAAACCAGAAGAAGTAATTACAGAAAAAAGATATGTTAGATTTATGAGCTTTATAAGGAGAGAGCAATGATATCATTTTATAAAACAAGAGATGTAAAGTCACCAGAAAGATCTGGTAAAAATGCGGGATATGATTTTTTTATTCCTAATGATTGGTACGATTATTATAAATTATCACCAAATGAAAGCGTATTAATTCCTTCTGGTATTAAAGTAAGCTTGCCAAGTAATACCTGTTTTGTGGCATTTAACAAGAGTGGAATTGCAACTAAATATAATTTACAAGTTGGCGCCTGTGTAGTCGATGAAAATTATAAAGGCGAAATACATTTACATTTAATTAATATTGGAAATAGAAGCATTAAATTAGAAAAAGGGCAAAAGATCTTACAATTTGTGTTAATTAATCAAGAGTACCACGAGTTACAAGAACTAAAATCACATGCACCTTGGGAAACTAAAGAAGATGATGAGAGAGGAGATAAAGGTTTTGGCAGCACAGGAGAATAAATCAATTTTACAAATAGCTCATGAAATAGTACACGAGAGAAGACAAGAGAAAGAACGTCAATATGGGCCGTTTGAAGAAGGAATGGAAAAGACTGCAAAAATTGCAAGCCTTCTTACTAATAAAGATATTACAGCTGTAGATATATATTTAATATTAACATCTTTAAAACTATCAAGAGAAAGTTACAACCACAAGGAAGATAACTTATTAGATGCTGTTGCTTACATTGGAGCATTAAATAAGTATTTAAAAAAGAAATGAAAACTGGAATTATTGGAATATTAAATAATCCTGCTTGCTCTTTAAATTCACATAGTGCTGGTTGGAATATGATCGTAAAAGATCTAATAGATCCTAATGCAGATTTTTTAACAGAAAAAGAAGCATGGGGATATTATGAAAGATTAATTATTTGCCATGGTCCAAATTATAAAGAAGGTAGTTATAATATTATTGGAGGTATACAAGATTCTACTATTGATAGATGTAATAAGTTAAATAATTTTAATGGTAAAATAATGTCAATAGATAACTTTGATCCTAATGATTTTTATAAAAAACGTAATTTAAATTTAAAATTTACAAAGCAAATAGAAAAAATAACATTACCAAAAAAAGACAAAATAGTTTATGGAGATAGTCATAGTATTTCTGTTTGGCCAAATAGAGAATATGAAATAAATAGAAATGATGGTAAAACTTTACATGGTTTTTTAAAAAATCAAAAAAACTTTAATAACTATAAAGATGTAATATTATATTTTGGTAATATTGATATAAGGTTTCATTTATGTAGACAACCTAATCCGCTAAGATCTGCTGTAGAACTATTTGAAAGATACATTAATTATGCAAAAAAATATAATGCAACAATTACACATTTATTACCAATAGAAAATGAAAACAGAAAAATACCTAAAAGCGGTCAATATAAAGGACAAAACTATTTTGGTACAAGAGAACAAAGGCAAACATTAGTTCATATAGTAAATGACTTAATGGATAAATCTGGGTTAAATGTTATTAATTGGCCTGAAAAATGGTATGATGATATTGATTATTTTCAAAAAAAAGTAATGGAGCCAAAACAATCTGTACATTTAAGGCCAAAATATTATAAAAAAAATATTAAAACAGAACAAGTGAGTTTATTTTGAGTTTTGAAATTATAGGTGAATTACAATCAATGTTAGATGATTACCACGTAAAAAGCATGTACATGGAAAATCATACTATTAAAAAAATACCATTCGAAGGTAGTTTAAAGAAAGCCGTAAATGATGATCTAATTTTTAATGTACCTATATATGATATGGGAAGTAGAAGATATGCAGCATTTTGTAGTTTTACAGAAGCGGTTTGGTATGAAGAAAAAGATTACAAAGGAAATGGAGAATTTTTAAAGAATAATATTAAAGAACCTTTAGATTGGTTTATGTTATTTTATTTATTTAGACTTTGTGGAAGTGGAATTAATTATGTTCCAAAAACTGGTTTATTTAATGATTTTTACGGCACACATGGTTTTGGTAACTTTTGGATTATTGATTCTATATTAATGGGAAGATATAGATGCACAGAGTGGCTTGATGACCTAAGAGAAAGACAAATACCATTTACAGATAATAAAGGTTACCTATTACCACAATTTAGTTATCCAGATATGAAATCGGGCCATTTAAAGCACTTTATATTAAAAGATAGTTGGAAATTAGTTGCTGCAATATTAGATTATTTAATGCAGAAGCCAGAAAGAGCTGAGATCTACCAAGTAACTGATTTTGGAAATAAATGGTTGCAAGAAAATGGATATAAGAGACAAAACTTTGTACTAACTGCTTTTGCTTGTGATTTAGCGCAGTATTTTAATGACTTTGTAGATCCTAAAAGTAGACTATATGCAGGAACCAATGCAACTAAATGCATTAAAAGTATTTATCCTAAAGTAGGAAAAGTTAAAGAATTTGATTATATTAATGACGTACTTCAATATCAATCTGAAAGATATGGATTAAATCCAATGGACTGTGAAGATTCTCGTAATTGTGATATTATAAGATATTTACAAGAGTATCAATCAAAAGATCATATTGCAAAAAATGGCGGTAAAGTAATGTTAAATAATTCAGTGTTAAAAGATATTTGGGGACAAGAAAAATATTATAAATTCGTGGAAACATTATAATGCATAATAATCACGTAATTGATGGAGTTAATAAAGATTTAGATCTAATTTTTAATAGAGAATCTTATTTAAGTTTAACTAAGAACTTTAAATCTAGACTACCTAAAATTATAGTAAAAGAACACGAGGGTGTTAAAGTAGTTAGAGAAGATAAGACTCTTATAGGAGGAACAAAAACAAGAATTGCAGAATATTTATTTCATACTATTACAAATAAAACAGTTGTTTATGTTGTACCTCGGTTTGGTTTAGCAGCAGTCGCAATATTAGAACTTTGTAAGTTATATAATAAAAATGCTATATTTTTTATGCCCGCTTGCAAAGAGGTTAGTGATCACCAAGCATACGTTATTGATCAAAAACCAGAGTTAGTTAAATTCAAGAGAATTGCTGCTATGCCAAACTTAAATAGAATTGCTAAAAAATATGCTGATTTACATGGATATGAATTTTTACCTTTTGGACTAAATCATAAATATGTAATAGCTGGTGCTGTAAGAGTTTGCCAAGATCTTTTAGAAGAATATGATGAACCTGAAGAAATGTGGACTGTAGTCAGTACAGGTGT